GACTGCAACAGCGGCGACTGCAACAGCGGCAACCGCAACAGCGGCGACTGGAACAGCGGCAACCGCAACAGCGGCAACCGCAACAGCGGCGACTGCAACAGCGGCGACTGCAACAGCGGCAACCGCAACAGCGGCGACTGGAACAAAACATCCTTTTCCAATGGCTGTTTCAATACGGTATCGCCAAAAATCTATATGTTCAACAAGCCCACTGACTGGACGCTTGAGCATTGGCTTAACTGCCGCGCCCGTTATCTGCTGAATCAGATTGACGATTGCCCGCTTGAATACGTCTGGTTCGACAGTATGACCGATGGAGAAAAGGCGGCGCACCCTGAAGCCAAAACTACGGGCGGTTATTTGAAAGATCGTACCACGGCGGATAACGCCCGGAAATGGTGGGCGGGGCTTAGTGCCGATGATCGCAACATCATTTTCAGCTTGCCGAACTTCGATGCGGAGATTTTCAAGGAAATCACCGGGATTGACGTTGACGCGGAATAAGGGGGTATCTGCTATGAAAGAGTACATGATCGTTAAAGTACAGTTTAACGTGAGTTCTAAAACTTGCACGGGCAAGCTGTACACGTTCCTTGCCTATGAGGAATACAAGCCCGGTGACGTGGTGGTTGTCGATACGCAGAACGGTTTCCAGCTTGCCACGGTTGAGGGTACAGCGTCTAAGATTCCCGATGGTATTCCCACGGGTGGCCTGAAAGAGATCGTTTGCAAGGTGGACTTCACCGCATGGAACGAACGCCGGGAACGGGCAAAGCGCATGAACGAACTTCAGTGCATGATGAACAATCGGGTTAGGGATTTGCAGGAAACGGCACTCTTTGAAATGCTGGCAAGCAAAGACCCGGAACTGAAAGCCATGCTTGACGAATACAAGACCTTGCGGGGGTGCTAATGTGGAACTTTACCCCCATCAACAGACCGCCTTAGAGGAAACCCGGCAGTATAACCGTGTTGCCTATTATTTGGATATGGGCTTAGGAAAAACCTTTGTCGGATCGGAAAAGATGCGGGAACTGAACAGCCCCGTGAATCTGATCGTGTGCCAAAAGTCCAAAGTTGAGGACTGGGAAAAACACATGATAGAAAATTATGCAATGGATCACTGTTGGATAATTTACAACCTGACCGACAAAAAGGATTTTGAACGCTTCTTCAAAGAAGTAAAAACCCGGAAATCTGGTGATCCTACCATTTGCGGTGTTATCAACTATGATCTGCTGTTCAGACGGGCAGAGATAGCCCATTTAACGGGCTTTACGCTCATGCTTGATGAATCATCCATCATTCAGAATGAGGGCGCAAAACGCTCTAAATTCGTCTTAGGGTTGCACCCGGACAATGTGATCTTGCTTTCTGGTACACCAACAGCCGGAAAGTATGAAAAACTTTGGTCACAACTGCACCTTTTGGGATGGGGGATCAGCAAAGACCTATTCTATAAGCAGTATGTGACGACAGAGTGGATGGAAGATTCACAGAGCGGCTTTCGGATAAAGGTTGTAACGGGCTATAAAAACGTGGACAGATTGAAAGCGAAACTTACTCAACATGGGGCGGTTTTTATGAAGTCTGAAGATGTTTTTACCCTGCCCGAACAGTCCTTTATCTCTGTAACGTCCAAAATACCCGGATGCTATAAGAAGTTCATGCGGGATGATGTGATAACCATTGACGGGCGGGAATATGTGGGCGATACCACCTTATCAAAACGCATATACGCCCGGATGATGTGCAGTTTCTTGAATCGTGAGCGCGTGGCGGCGTTCGTGGATTTGGTACATTCAACAGAAGATCGTTTGATCGTGTTCTACAACTTCAATGAAGAATTGAACACGATGTTAGAAGCCCTCACCACCTACACGGGGGAGATGGAGCGGCCTTGTTCCATCATCAACGGCGAGAAAAACGATTTGACCGCTTACGATCAGTACGAAAATTCAATCACGTTCATTCAGTATCAAGCCGGGTCTATGGGCGTGAATCTGCAAAAAGCCAATAAGATCATCTATTTTTCACTGACCGATAGAAGCGAACTTTTTGAACAGTCTAAAAAGCGAATTCACCGCATTGGACAAACTCAACCTTGCTTCTACTATCAAATGATATGCCCCGGAACGGTGGAAGAAGATATTTTAGAAGCTTTGAAGATGCGAAAGGATTATACAGATGAATTGTTTAAAGCCTATCAAGCGGCGCACCATTGCTAACCGCATTATCACTTCTTGGGTCATTATCGCCCTGATCTTTTCGGTTGCTGGGTTTGCAATCGGTGCGGTTTCCCATTCCAGTAAGCCCAAAACCGAAACCCTGATCTATGGCCGCGCGGCGGACGGTAAGATTTTTGATGGCGATATGTCCGTGAGTTATGAGAGTGAAGATACCCTCTTTGTTCCTCTGGACGTTCCCCTTGATTCGGACGTGCAAGAGTTCATTTATTACCTGTCCAAAGGCTATAATATGGATTTCACCTTTGTTATGGCTATCATCCAGCAGGAAAGCGGCTATCAGCCGGACGCGGTGAGTAATACCGATGATTACGGTTTGATGCAGATCAACAAGGTAAACCACGGTTATATCACGGACGAAATCGGCGTGACAAACTACCTTGATCCCTACGAGAACGTAAGAGCCGGGATGTTCATTCTTCGTAAATTGTTTGAGAAGTACGAAACCCCGGAAAAAGTCTTGATGGCCTACAACTTAGGCGAGAGCGGGGCTAAAGCCCTTTGGGACAAGGGCGTTTTTGAAACTAACTATTCAAAATCTGTTCAACAGATTCAAAGTGAATTGAACAACATGAAAGGATGAAGCAACAATGAAACTTTGTAAAGAAGCTATGGACAACGCCACGGCTTGCGGTAAGAACTGCTGTTGTCTGGAATGTGATCGGCGGGAATCATGCTCTGAGGTGTGCAGTGAACTTTCGGAAAATTGCGAATTTGCGTTTGAGAGTGATACTTCACTTGTTGAAATGCAGAAGAACGCGGCGGTTATCATTTCCAGCATTGCCGCCCTCGCAATCCAGAAGAAGCAGATCGAGGAACAGGAAAAGGCAATGCGCGACAAGTTGCGTGAAACCATGGAGAGTTACGGCGTGAAGTCCTTTGAAACGCCTGAAGTTAAGTTCCTTTACATCCCGGCCACTACCCGCACCACCATTGATACGGCAAAGCTGAAAAAAGCAATGCCGGGCGTGGTGGAGAAGTACAGCAAGATCACCAATGTTTCCGCGTCCGTCAAGATCACAGTGAAATGAGTGAGAGAACGCCGCGTTTCCTTTGGATGGAAGTTTCAAAGGATGAATACGAATTGCCGTTAGCTGTGGCGGATTCGGCTTTAGAACTTGCAAAGGTTTTGGGGGCTGAAAGATGAAAATTCGGTCATATCTTCTGTAAGCAGAGCGAAACGCGGCGGTTATTGGTGCAAATACAAACGTGTTCCTTATCTGAAAGAGTAGGTGATCTAATGAAAGATGAGGTTATTTTAATGTCCCCGCCCGGTGCTACTGGGAGTAAGCGGCACAGATTTTGCAAGGTTGAACACAACGGTAAAAGCTACTGGGTAGACCTGACGGCAACCCGTAGATTACGGGGCATTGACAGCGCAAGGCTGTACACGCTGAAAGATGATCGGTTGATTGTTGCAAGGCTGGTTCGCGTGTCCGTTCTTCGTTCGCAAGGGGTGATTTGATGGCAGAAGAAAAACTTTTTGAAAAACGCCTTGAGCGTTATTTGGAAAAGCAAGGCATTTATCCTTTTGGCCGTGCCGCTGATCGGATGCCCGTTCCGCCCATTGGATACTATGAAAAGCGTTGGGGCGGCGGGTTTTCTAAGTCCGGCTTACCTGATCTGCACCTTGTCGCTAATGCAATCAGCCTTGACGTGGAGTTGAAAGCCCCAACGGGTAGGCCGTCCCCGCTTCAAAAGTTCATGGTTTCCCAAATCAACAACGCCGGGTCTATCGGGGTGATCCTTTACCCCGATGGATTCGAGGACTTCAAAAAACTGTTAGAGGGGGTGATCCAGTGCAATACTCACATTCCCGTATTGAATGCTTTGAAAAATGCCCATTCAAGTACCAAATGCGCTATCTTCAGCGGTTGAACACCCTGCCCCCGGATGAGGCAGACAGCCCGTTGATCTTGGGAACGGCCTTACACACGGGTATTGAAGAAAGCCTTGAAGCGGCGGTAAAAAAATACTGTTCTAGCTATCCGATTATCACGGATGAACACATTAACGAGGTTATCAAGCTGGAACACGTTATCCCGCTGGCAAGGGCAGGAATTCCGCCCGGTGGTGCGTTTGAAGTCCCTATTATGGACAAGGACTTTGTGGGTTACATTGATTACCTTGTGCCGATCAACAAAGTTGATGGTACTGAATATTTTGATCTCTACGATTTCAAATATTCAAACAATGTTCAAAGTTACAAGAAATCTAATCAGTTGCACCTTTATAAATATTTCTTTGAGCGGAACAACCCCGGCAAGAAGATTAGAAACCTGTATCTGTTCTTTGTTCCTAAAGTCCAGATTCGACAAAAGAAAGGTGAAACGCTTCTTGATTTTCGGGAGCGGTTGAAAGACGAACTTGCCGGGGTTGATGTTCAAACGGTTCAAGTAGAGTTCGATTATTCAAAAGTAATTGAATTTCTGCTTGCGATAAAGACGGTGAACGAAACAACAGAGTTCACGAAAACAGAATCGTACTTGTGCCGATTTTGTGAGTATCAAGATTTTTGCGAGAAAGGATGGGATTTTATGATTCTCCCCGAAAACAAACGCCGCAACATCGAACAGGTTCACAAGCGCAAGCTGTGGATTTATGGCGCACCGTTCAGCGGCAAGACCACTTTTGCCAACTCTTTTCCTGATCCGCTCATGCTCAACACGGACGGTAATGTTGAGAACGTGGACGCGCCTTATATCCCTATCCGCGATAACGTCAAGGTCGAGGGGCGCATGACAAAGCGCACCCTTGCATGGGAAGTGTTCAAAGATACCATTTCCGAACTGGAAAAGAAGCAGAACACCTTTAAGACCATCGTTGTTGACCTGCTGGAAGATACTTATGAATCTTGCCGGGTCTATATGTATCAGCAGATGGGTATTACCCATGAATCTGATGATTCTTTCCGTGCATGGGATAAGGTGCGTGGTGAGTACCTGAACACCATGAAGCGGCTTATGGTGCTGGACTATGAAAACATCGTGCTTATCTCCCATGAGGATATGAGCAAGGATATTACCCGCAAGGGCGGCGATAAGATCACGGCTATTAAGCCCGCTGGACTGCCTGACAAGGTGGCTAACAAGGTTGCTGGCATGGTTGACGTGGTTGCCCGTATTGTGGCCGATGGCGAAACCCGCACGTTCTCTTTCAAGTCCAATGAGGTTGTCTTTGGTGGTGGCCGCTTGCGCGTGGCCGCAAAGGATCTGCCGCTTGATGTGGATGCGCTCTTTGCCGTGTACGATGAAGCTAACAAGAACGCCGCAAACGGCGTATCTGAAAACAAGCCGCAGACCGAAAGCACCGAACGAGCCGGGCGTTCCCGCCGTAAGGCAGGGGAAATGCCCGTCACCCCGGCAGAAAAGCCGCAGGAACAGCCTGAACAGGTCGAACCTGTAAACGATACACCCGCAGAAGAAGCCCCGCAGGAAGCCCACGCAGAGGGTGAGAGCGCACCCGCCGAAAACGCCGATGATGGCAACCCCCCGATGGATGGAGCGGTTGAAGTTCCCACGCCCAATGCACAGCCCGAACAGCCCACCGAACACCCCCGCCGTAAGCGCAGAGCGCGGGAAGCCTAATCACAACCGACTGTAAGAAAGGACTATAATAATGAGCATTTTTGATGAATTTGACGCTAACTTTGATACCGCTGGTTTGGCGAAAGATGCCGCTGAAGCCGCAAAGAACGGCAACACCCGCCGTGAAGTTCCCCATGGTACTTATGAGGTGGAGATCAACAAGCTGGAACTTGGCAAGAGCAAAAAGGGTGATCCCATGTTCTCCTGCTGGTTCAAGATTCTGGCGGGCGAATACAAGGGCAGTCTGATCTTTATGAACCAGATCGTGACGCAGGGGTTCCAGATCGGCATTGTGGACGAGTTTTTGCGTTCGCTTGTGGCCGAGATGAACGCGCCGATCCTCGTTTCGTTCCAGACCTACAATCAGTACAACAACCTGATTATGGATATTATGGAAGCCATTGATGGGAACTATGAGTATAGTTTGGAGTACGGCGAGAACAAAAAGGGCTTTAACACGTTCAAGATCAAGGAAACTTACGTTCTTGAGGACTAAGCCCCGGCTTGTGACCTGACAAGATAAACAGGCGGGTGGGTATGGTGGGAATTTCAAAGAAAGAGGGTGATTGCTATTCTATTTTACGATTTTGAGGTTTTCGCTTATGACTGGCTTGTTGTCATTATTGATATGGTGGAGAAGAAAACTCACGTCATTATCAATGACAAGGTGGAACTTGAAGCCTTTTATGAAGCGCATAAAACCCGAATTTGGGTAGGATTCAACAGCCGCCACTACGATCAATACATCTTACAAGGGATTCTGTGTGGGTTCAACGCTAAGAAGCTAAATGATTACATCATTGTCAAGGGTAAACCCGGCTGGCAGTATAGCAACCTCTTAAAGAGTTACCCGCTTCTTAATTACGATGTAATGTTGAATACCGATGTGGGCTTGAAGTCCTTTGAGGGTTTCATGGGTAACGATATTCGGGAAACGGAAGTGCCCTTTAACCTTGACCGCAAGTTGACGGATGCAGAGATCAAACAAACCGTTTTTTATTGTACCCATGATGTTGAACAGACCATACAAGTTTTCATGCGCCGAACGCAAGAGTTCAGCACCATGATGTATTTTATCAAACACTTTGAACTAGGAATTGAATACATTTCCAAAACTAAACCACAGCTTGCCGCAACTATTTTGGGCGGCAACAGGAAAGGCGCAAGTTTTGATGATGAATTTGATTTCCCGATTCTACCGTGTTTGCGACTGAACAAGTACAAGCATATTGCGGACTGGTACGCAAACCCTGAAAACCACGATTACGAGAAAAAGCAGGGTAAGCAGATGATCGCCGGGGTTGAACATACCTTTGCATGGGGCGGCGGACACGGTGCGCGGGCTAAGTATTCCGCCGATGGCGTGTTCATCATCATTGACGTTACCGCCTATTACCCGTCTTTGCAGAAACAATATCACTTCGGCTATCGGGTAATGGATCACCCTGAAAACTTTGAGTTTATCCACGATTCCAACATAGCCTTTAAGCGCAAGGGCGACAAGAAAGCCCGTCAGCCGTTCAAGATCATGGATAACGCCATTTCCGGGCAGATGAAACAAAAATCATCTGCCCTGTATGACCCGATGAGCAACAACGCTATCTGTATCAATGGACAGCTTTTATTGCTTGACCTTGTGGAACACCTTGAGGGGCATTGTGAGCTGATCCAGAACAACACAGACGGTATCATTGTTAAGGTTGCGGACTATGACCGTGATTTTGACGTTTTGGATGATATTGTTTGGGAGTGGGAACAGCGTACAGGTATGCGCATGGACTTTGATACTTACTTTGGAACGATTTATCAGAAAGACGTTAATAATTATCTGCTGGTAGATCGGGAAACGGGCGCGGTCAAGCGCAAGGGTGGGTATGTTATGAAGCTGGACGATCTAAGCTATGATCTCCCCATCATAAATAAAGCCCTTGTTGATTACATGATCCATCAAATCCCGGTGCGCCGGACGATTTCAGAGTGTCAAGACCTACGCGAATTTCAGCTTGTTTCCCGGATCAGTAGCAAGTATACGCATATTATGTACGGCGATAAGCCGTTGAAAGAACGGTGCATCCGCATTTTTGCTTCTACTGATCCAAACGATCCCGGCGTGAAGAAAGTAAAAGCGTCCAATGGTCGGTTGGAAAAACTGCAAAACTCCCCGGAACACTGTTTCATCTATAACGATGATGTAAAAGATGTTCGAGTGCCGGACAAGCTGGATCGCCAATGGTACATCAATTTTGCAAACAAACGTCTTGAAGATTTTGGAGTAAGTTAAAATGGACGATTTTTATAAAACCTGTCGTTGGTGCCGCTGGAATAAGAACGGCGAGTGTCAGCACAGCGGCACTTTTGCCGTGGACTCCCTCAAAGCGGAGTGCAGATTAGATGATGGGATCATCTATGAAGCGGTCAAGGAAGCCTTTTCAGATAAGACTTTTGCAAAGTTGAAAAGGAATCTTGAAAGTTCACTTTCAAAGAAAAAGGCGAATTTGTTCTATCAAGAGTTCTTGCAGGAACTTGAAGATATGCAACGCGATTGGGCGATAGCTATTGATGATGCTGTAAGCGCAAAGATAAATTATGAACTTGAGGGCGTGAACGGGCTTTCCGTAGAACTTGCCGATGAAGATTCGTTTTGCTGTAAGTATTGGGAATAAGGACGGTGATAAATTTTGTTCTTTCGCGGATATGTTGAAACCAAAGATAAACAGTGCGTGGAGAAGTTCAAGGGCAGGACGGACTTTAAGACCTATGAACAGGTGAAGTCTTTACCAGAGTTCGCCGGGATTCTGGCAGAAGATACGATCCTTGTTGATCTGGACGATGGAGAAAGTTCGGATGTTCTGTTCAAGGTTGTTCAAGACTATTCTTTGAACTGCCGTGTTTATCGCACCACACGGGGCAAGCACTTTCTGTTCAAAAACAGTGGTGTGAACGGCTGTAAGACCCATTGCACCCTTGCAATCGGCTTGAAAGCTGATATTAAGGTGGGCGTGAAAAGTTCCTATGAAGTGCTTAAATACGGTGGTATAGAGCGTGAAATCCTCTATGATACCGCCGAAAATGAGCAAGCGCAACCGCTCCCCCGGTGGCTGTTCCCTGTCCGTAGCAAGATGGCGTTTCTTGATATGGAAGAGGGGGACGGACGAAATCAAGCCCTGTTCAATTACATTCTGACCCTGCAAAGCAATGATTTTACAGTGGAAGAAGCGCGGGAAACCATTCGGATCATCAATAAGTATGTGTTGAAAGTTCCACTGTCAGACAGCGAGATTGAAACTATCTTGCGGGATGATTCGTTCAAGAAACCCGTTTTCTACAACGGTAGCACGTTTTTGTTTGATAAGTTCGCTATCTTCCTGAAGAACAACGCCCATATCATCAAGATCAATAATCAGTTGCACATTTACAAGGACGGTATCTATACCGCTGGATATGGCGAGATTGAAGCCGCCATGATTAAGCACATCCCCGATCTAAACCGTGCAAAGCGGTCTGAAGTCGTTGATTATCTTGATCTGCTGATCCGGGACAACACTAAACCAGAGGATGCGCACCTGATCGCGTTTAAGAACGGCCTGTATAACATCATTGATGGTTCTTTTGCGGGCTTTACCCCGGAACACATTATCACCAATAAGATTCCTTGGGACTATACGCCGGGGGCTTATTGCGAACTGGCAGACAAGACCCTTGATAACATCGCTTGCCATGATTCACAGGTGCGTTTATTACTGGAAGAAGCTATTGGTTATTGCTTCTATCGCTGGAATGAATTAGGCAAGGCTTTTATTTTGACGGGTGATAAAAGCAACGGTAAATCAACCTATCTGTCTATGGTGCAGAATCTTTTAGGTGAAGAAAATATTTGCGCTCTGGACTTGAAAGAACTTGGGGATCGCTTTAAGACTGCTGAGATGTTCGGCAAATTGGCGAACATTGGTGACGATATAGGCGACGAATTTATAGCAAACCCCGCCGTTTTTAAGAAGCTGGTAACGGGTGATCGCGTGTCTGCTGAACGCAAGGGGCAAAACCCGTTTGAGTTCAACAACTATTCAAAGTTCTTGTTTTCCGCAAACCAAATTCCCCGTATCAAGGACAAAACGGGCGCAGTTCAGCGGCGTTTGGTTATTATCCCGTTCGATGCCAATTTCTCAAAAGAAAAGGCGGGCTTTGATCCTACCATCAAGCACAAGTTAAAGTCCCCGGAAACGATGGAATATCTTATCAATCTTGGGCTTGCTGGCCTGAAGCGCATTCTTGAAAATCGTGGTTTCACCGATTCGGACAAGGTAAAGAAAGCTCTGGACGAATACGAGGAAGATAACAACCCGATTTTGGGCTTTTTCAAAGAGTGCGAGGATGAAGATTTTCATATTGAAGATAACACGACTGATCTTGTTTATTCGCGGTATCAAGAATACTGCTTAGCTAACAACTTACAGGCTATGAGCAAAACCGCCTTTTCCCGGCAGATCGCCCGAAATCTGCATCTTCACACAGAGGTTAGGCGGATCGGAAAAAAGACAGCCCGGTTTTATGTTGCAGGGGATCAGAAATAAAGAGGTGAATACTTTGATCTTTACCGAGAGAGAGAGAGAGAGAGAGAGAGAGAGAGAGAGAGAACAGCATGGTTACTTTGTCGGTAACAGGCGCAACCAGAATGCTGAAGCACACGATTACTACGCCACTGAGCCAAAGGCAACGGAAGTTCTGCTTGAGCAAGAACGCTTTGCCCCGGTGGTTTGGGAGTGTGCTTGTGGTGAGGGGCATATTTCTAAGGTGCTTGAATCGCACGGGTACAATGTTGTTAGCACCGATTTAGTATACCGTGGATATGGCCGTTTGAATCCGTGCGATTTTTTATTAGAAAATGTTGTAGATTTCAGCGGCGATATTATCACAAACCCGCCTTATAAATACGCCCTTGAATTTGTTGAACACGCTTTGAACACCGTTCAGCAGGGGCGTAAAGTTGCAATGTTTTTGAAGCTAACTTTTCTTGAGGGAAAAGCCCGCAAAGCGTTCTTCCTAAAGAATCCTCCCAAAGTCGTATATGTTAGTTCTTCCCGGCTGGAATGTGGGAAGAACGGCAAATTTGAAAGCAAAAACGCCGTTGCGTATGCGTGGTTCGTATGGGAAAAGGGCTTTAGCGGTGATCCTATCATCAAATGGATAAATTGAGCATGGAAAAACTTCACTTTCAAGCAAAATCCACGGCTAATCTTGTAAAGCTAGGTTGCACCATCCTTTTTGAAAAAGGAAACAAGGTGGATGACCTTGGGACGGTGTGGCACGAATACTTTAACGGTGACAAAGGAGATCAGCTTTTTCAGTGCTTTATGGAAGAAGCGTTCCCAAATGGGTGTACCATTGGAGAAAGGGAGTTGATGCAGATCACCAATAAGGCAATTAGCTTTTTAGAAACAGACGTTTCAGCCCTTGAAGCTAAGGCGGCTATTGATAAAAGGCGGTTTGCTTACTGGGTATATTTTGCCCCTACTCATACAGTTTCCGGGTGCTGGTTTGCAGAACATGAAGAAACCGTGATACAAATTTTAACAAATTATTTCGGGAAATCCATTGAGGATTTCACCTCCGATGATCTAAAGCGATTTATTATCGCTTCTTTTGAGATTCGTTCAGATAATTCGTCCGTTCGTTCGATTGCGGATGATGCCGAATTTATTCAAAGAGCCGTTCGCACAAGGTCGGTTCGATTAAAAGAAAGGATGGAACACTATGGAGTATGAGTTGGTTTATGGTCTGCCCAAAGCTGAAGTTCTGGCACAGATGGCAGAGGAACTTACTGAAGCGGCACAGGCGGCGTTAAAGTTGCGCCGCGCTATGGATGGGGCAAACCCCACGCCTATTTCCGTTGATACGGGCATGAAAAACCTGATTGAAGAACTGGCGGACTGTCAGCTTTGCGAGGATATTTTCTTTCACGGAATGGCGACACAGTGCGTGAATCATGCGTACAGGGAAATTGACCGTATCAAGAGTGAGAAGATGGAACGCTGGGAAACCCGCCTTGAATCGGCTAAGATGCGCCTGTATGCGGTAGCCGTAGGCACTAAGGACACAATCAAGGATATTATCACGGTTTCCGCTATCAATCCCGCCCCGGCTAAGAAGCTGGCAAAAGAACTGTATCGCAAGATGCACCCAACAACCCCGATTGAACAGCTTGAAGCTGATATTGTGGAGAGGGGGCGCGAGTGGTGAACGAAATGAAGTGGATCAGCGTTAAAGACAGGTTGCCGGATATTCCGGGCGATGAAAAATCATGGGCTCATATACCTGTAATAGTAGCTATAAAGGGAAGCAAAAAGTCCACCCCGATGATTTATGAACGTGCTGTCATTCGAGGGAAAACGGTATACAGATGGAAATACATCTGGGATCGAATTTATTATGATAATGATATTTTTGCATGGATGCCGTTCCCCGAAACCCCAAAAGAGGTAGAAGATTATGAATAATCCGGCTAACCCCAAATGCAATGCAGAGGGGTATAACGATCCCAAAGCGTTTTATGGTACACAGAAAATTGTTCGGGAAGAATCGGAAACCGAACGGCGGGCGAATGAACTTATCAAGGTGTTAAAGTTCATTATTCGTTCAACGGGCTTTGAACTGATTGAACGTGTCAAGATTCGGGATACCCGAACGGGAAAGGAATTTCGATGATGGGTATTGATGATCGTTACCGGGCGGCAGAGGATGAAGCCCAACTTGAGTATATCCGGCAGTGGAGAGAGCGCAAGCGCAAGAAAGAGGACAGGCGCAAGGACTATTGGATGGAAGCCGTTTGGCATTTGCGGATGTTCTTTGATATGCTTTTTAAGTTCATTAAGGGGTGATAACAATGGGGATGCTTGCACAAATCAGTGACGCGGTAAACGCCGCTTTTGCAGAGTATAAGAAAGAGTTTGGGGAAAACACCCAAATCACCGATGGTACGGAGTTTGTCACGGTGTTCAATAACTGTGCGCTGATCGTTCGGGCAGAGGGCGACACGCTCAAAACGGAGTTTATCGGCGGCAAGCCATATCAAGTAGATATGAGCCTTGCAATCTATGATGAGGTGAAAAAGAATGGACAGATTCAAATTAACTAAGCAGGATCGGATCAATCAGTATAAAATCATCATGTACAACGTGAAAGGTGATTTGGAATGCTACACCCGCCCAAATATTGTGCGGCGGCTTGATAAAATGGGTTTCTTCGATGCGCCCGCTTCAATCAATCACCACGGCGCATACAGCGGCGCGCTGTTCGATCATTCTCTTGCCGTTACGGGTGCTTTGCTGGACTATACGGACAAGATGGGCTTGACGTGGAGCGATGCGAGAAGCCCTTACATTGTGGGTATGTTCCACGATCTGTGCAAGTGCGATAATTATAAAGTGGTGGATGGAAAATGGAAGTATAACCCGAATATGATTCTTCCCGGCCACGGCGAAAAGTCGATCATCATGCTTCAGAATATCGCCCCCGATGCTTTGACAGATGAAGAAATCGCTTGCATCCGCTGGCACATGGGCGCGTTTGATGATCGGAATAATTGGGAGTATTACACCCGCGCCGTTGCAAAGTTTCCGAATGTCATGTACACACACGCGGCAGATATGGCGGCGGCATACATTGTGGGGGTGTAAATTTTGACTGGCTTATTTCAAAATGTTTTCGAGCTGGCAAAGAATATAGTTGGCTGTGCGGGACTTTTTTATTTCTTTTTGATCCTTGTGGGTAAGGTGCTGGATGCGGCAGATAACATAAAACAGAAGTTGCGTTCTCTGAGAAAACGAGGGAGAGCGTACCGGGAATACAAACGCCTATATAATGACTTCTGTACTTACAGAACGGATTTGGAACATTGGCGAGAGATGCACGAAAGGTGGGCTAAGGGTGATGAGTAACAGGCTTTGCAAAGACTGCTTACATTGCAAGAGCAAACAGACGGGCGTTGTGACGTTCCGTTATTGGTGCGAGATCACGAAAGTGGGCGTTCGCCCGTGGATGGAAAAGCCGCACCCCAAATGCCCGCTCAAGAGTGGTAGGGCGGGACGCTTTGAAAGTTAAGATTCAAAGTGTTACACTGATTTCCACAAGTGTTTCACAAGTGTTTCATAAGTGTTTCTATTTTTGAACGATTAAACGTATTTGTTACGTTTGTTTCGGCTTGTACACTTATTTTGAAGTTCTTTATATATTTATACTCTTGTTGCGTCATCGCGTGACGGTGCAACATATAAAAAATAATATATAATAGTAAATAGAGGGTGCGTAACCGAAACGTGAAACACAAAATTTTAGAAAAATAATGATAATTCGTAAAGTGAGCGTTACGCAAAGAAAAGAGGTTTGAGAAGTGACAGCGAAAGAGTATTTGCAACAGCTTGAACGCGCGGATGTTATCATAGAGCAGAAGATGAAAGAACAGGCTGATCTTGAAGAACTGTCTAAGTGCGTTCGGGCGATTGATTACGGCAAGGATCGCGTTTCGTCCAGCGGTACAGGCGATGCCCCGTTTGTAAACCCGGTGCTGAAAATCGTGATGCTTGAGCAAGAGATCAACGCCGAGATTGACAAGTATGTTGACCTGAAGCGTAAGATCACGGGCGAGATTCAGAGTTTGCAAGACCCGCAGTTTATCAAGGTGCTGTTCAAGCGGTATGTTGAATACAAGGGCTTTGATAAGATCGCGGTAGAGTTAGAGTGTTCGGAACGCAATGTTTATACGATCCACGGACAGGCACTAAAGGATTTCACAGAAAAAGTTTTGAAAATGTAAAAAGTTGCAGTCTTTTTCATTGAACTTCATGTGTCAAGTGTGATAAAATATATAATGCAAGAAGCCGTAAAAGAAAACCTTTTACGGCTTTTTCTTTTGCCCGGTGAATCATCGTAGCTGATCGTAGGCAGTCAGTGATCTTCCGTTCACCGAGCTTATTTTGTTTTAAGGGGGTGAATATCTTGAACGAAAGACAACAGCGGTTTTGTGACGAATATTTGATTGACTGCAACGCTGTACAGGCGGCAATCCGAGCGGGGTATTCGCCTAAGACTGCCCGTTTTGCGGCAGAATGGATAAATGAGCGAAACCCACAAAAACCTACTTCAAAGTTCAACGCCGAAATGAAATCTTATATTGACGCAAAACTTGAAGCGATGCACAACGCAAAAACAGCGGACGCACAGGAAGTTTTGGAGTATTTAACCTCTGTTATGCGAGGGGAACACAAAGAACAGGTGCTAAAGCTGATCGGTGACGGTGTACAAACGATCTCCGATATTGACGTTGGGGCTAAAGACCGTATCAAGGCCGCTGAACTGATCGGCAAGCGATACGGGATGTTCAAAGATGGGCTTGCCGTTGAGGTTGAGCCTGTCACACTGGTAAACGACTTGAAAGAATGAGGATTTCTTTACAGGATGCCGTGGGGCGCGGCTATGTGGACTTCTGGAACACGAAAGCCCGATACCGTGTGTGTAAGGGTAGCCGTGGATCGAAAAAGAGCAAAACAACTGCTCTGAATATGATTTATCGCCTGTTCCAATATCCAGAGAGCAACGGCCTTTGTGTTCGGCGTTTTTCAAACACTTTGCGCGATTCCGTGTTTTCGGATTTGAAATGGGCTATTCATAAGCTGGGAGTGGATGCGTATTTTGATTGCACCGTGTCACCTATGCAGATTACCCGGCGTTCAACCGGGCAGAAGATTCTTTTTCGCGGTCTGGACGATGGCTTGAAAATAACCTCTATTTCCGTTGATAAGGGCGTTCTGTGCTGGGTATGGATAGAAGAAGCCTATGAAATCAGCAATGAGGATGATTTCAACAAGCTAGATATGTCAATCCGTGGTGAAGTTCCACCGGGGTACTTCAAACAGCTTACACTTACGTTCAACCCGTGGAGTGCAACAAGTTGGCTAAAGCCCCGGTTTTTCGATACGCCGGATGATACAGTGTTTACCAAAACTACAACATGGGAGTGTAACGAATGGCTTGATGATGCAGACCGCAATATTTTCTTGAAGATGAAAGAAAACAATCCCCGCCGCTATCGCATTGAGGGTGCGGGGGATTGGGGCATTGCGGACGGCCTGATTTACACCAACGTCATTGTTGAAAACTTCGATGTTGATAAAATCCGGGCTATCCCCGGTATAAAATCCGCATTCGGCCTTGACTTTGGTTTTACTGATCCTAACGCTTTTACCGCTTGCATGGTGGACAACACCGCTATGAAAATCTATGTTTTTGATGAGTGGTATAAAACAGGGGTTACGAACAAGATTATAGCCGAACAAATCAAGCGCATGGGGTACGGCGGTCAACGCCTTGTCTGCGATTCTGCCGAGCCAAAATCCATTGCAGAATTGCAAGATGAGGGGCTAAGGGCTGAATCTTCCCGAAAGGGTAAGGACAGCGTAAACCACGGCATACAGTTGATTCAAAACTATCAAATCGTGGTGCATCCCCGTTGCGTGGAGTTCAAAAAAGAGATAGATAACTATTGTTGGGCGAAAGGCACAGACGGAAAACCAACGGACAAGCCGGATCACGAATTTTCGCACGGTATGGATTCAATGCGGTACGCCGTTACCAAAGTGCTTATGCCTGATACATTCAGCTTTGATTAACTGGAAAGGGGGTGAACAACGTGAGTTTTGTAGATTCAATGATGTTCAAAGTTTCAAACCTGATTTTGCAGGGTGCGCAGATTTCTGACAAGCAGTTTTTGGAACGTGAGATCGAAAAGTGGAAAGGTAGCCCACAGCGCGTTATGCAGATCAAGGGTCACTTGTACTACGACAACGATCACGATATTTTACACCGCAAGCGTCAGATGATCGGTGAAGATGGGAAGCTGGTTGACGTAGACAACGTGCCAAACAACCGCCTGATAGATAATCAGTTTGCAAAGCTGGTTAATCAGAAAGCTAACTATTTGCTGGGCAAGCCCTTTGTTGTTGATGGGGAGAATGAACAGTATGTTGAACTGTTAAAAGACGTGTTCAACAAGAAGTTTATGAAAACCCTGAAGAACGCCGGAAAACTTGCTCTTGAGTGTGGTATTAGCTGGTTATACCCTTACTACACTGAAACGGGAGAACTTGCCTTTAGGACGTTCCCCGGTTATGAAATCCTGCCGTTCTGGAAAGACACGGAACACACACAGCTTGAAGCCGCTGTGCGCCTATATCTGGTGATCGGCTATCAAGGCACTACACCGACTGTCATTGAAAAGGTCGAAATCTACGACTTAGAGGGCGTTCACCGCTTCGTTCTGGACGGCGGCGCACTGATCCCCGACTTGGAGGGAGCAGACAGCAACGCCGCACCGTATGCAAGCATGATGGACGAAAACGGCAACACTATTCCCCTGAATTGGGAACGTGTGCCGCTCATCCCCATCAAGTACAATGATTGTGAAATCCCCCTGCTGAAGAAAGTAAAGACCTTGCAGGACGCGCTAAACGTCATGCTGTCAGACTTTGAAAACGGTATGCAGGAAGATCCCCGAAACACTGTGCTTGTGCTGAAAAATTACGATGGCACGAACTTGGGCGAGTTCCGCAAAAACTTGTCTACGTTCGGCGTTGTAAAGGTGCGCACGGTTGACGGTGCGGACGGTGGGGTTGAAACGCTTGAAATTCAAGTCAATTCAGAGAATTACAAAGCTATCCTTGAACTGCTGAAAAAAGCCATTATCGAAAACGGTATGGGCTATGACGCGAAAGATGATAGGCTGAATGGCAATCCTAACCAGATGAACATTCAATCCATGTATTCGGACGTTGATCTTGACGCTAACGATATGGAAAGCGAGTTGCAAGCCGCATTCGAGGAACTGCTTTGGTTCATCAACACCCATTTTGCCAACTCTGGCATGGGCGATTTTAGCGGCGAGGATGTAACGATCATCTTCAACCGGGATGTCCTCATCAATGAGGGTGAAGTGATCCAGAACTGTAAAGATAGCGTTGGCATTCTGTCGGATGAGACCATTGTGGCAAATCATCCTTGGGTTGACGATCCCGCCGCCGAAATGAAGCGGTTGGAAGATCAGAAACAGAAAGAACAGGATCGCATTGCACAACAGCAATATGATCCGTTCGCACCCCCACAGCAACAGCAGGGCGGTGATCTGAACAATGACTAATGCGGAATACTGGAAACAGCGTTTCACACAGCTAGAAGCCGCTCAAAACCGAAAAGGCGCGACTGCTTATCTGGAAATGGAGAAGCAGTATAAAGCCGCGCAGAATGAGTTAGAAGCCCAAATAGCGCAGTGGTATCAGCGTTTCGCTGACAGCAACGGTATTTCTCTTGCACAGGCTAAACAATGGCTTAAAGGGCAGGACTTGGCGGAATTTAAGTGGGACGTAAAAGAGTACATCAAGTACGGCAAGGAAAACGCCATAAACGGCGCATGGATGCAGGAACTTGAAAACGCTTCTTCTAAGTTCCATATTTCCCGCCTTGAAGCCCTGCAAATCCAGACACAAAACAGCCTTGAAACCATGTTTGCACAGCAGATGGGAACGATGAAAAAAGCGTTATCCGATGTTTACGCAAGTGGGTACTATCACACGGCCTATACCGTACAACAGGGCTTTGGGCTGGGCTGGGATATTGCCGGACTGGATCAAGCGCAAATCGAAAAGGTATTGTCTAAGCCGTGGGCTGTGGATGGCTACAACTTTTCAACCCGCATTTGGAACAGCAAAACAAAGCTGATCGGAGAGGTTCACAATGAACTTTCAAAGAATCTGCTAACGGGTGCTGATCCGCAAAAGGCTATTGATTCCCTTGCAAAGAAGATGGGAACATCTAAGAGCAACGCCGGGCGGCTGGTAATGACCGAACAAGCCTATTTCAGTAGCGCGGCACAAAAGGATTGTTTCAATGATCTGGACGTTGAAGAATATGAGATCGTGGCAACGCTGGATTCTCATACTTCCGATATTTGCCGTTCGCTGGATGGCAAAGTGTTCAAGATGAGCGATTACAAGCCGGGCGTTACTGCCCCGCCGTTTCACGTCTATTGCCGTTCCACCACCGCCCCCCACTTCAAAGAAAACTTTGGCGCAGGGGAGCGGGCGGCGCGTGGAGCGGATGGGAAAACCTACTATGTGCCGGATGATGTGACCTATTCCGAATGGAAAAAGGCTTTTGTGGACGGTGACAAGAGCGGGTTTGCTGAAGTTCAGAAAAACCACTTCTCAAGGACGGAAAAACGTGATACAATCAAAGTGGAAAACGGTGTTGAAAACTGCAAAACCACAAAAGATGTTGAAGATTTGCTTAAAAGTCAAGGCTGGTTCTATTCTAAAGTCATTGATGGTACGCTATATGATAGCAATACAGCAACTTCTTTAACAGGTTGTGACGTTGAATCCGCAAAGGAAGTATATAAGGCGTATGATCGCCTGTATGCTAAATACCCACAGTTAAAGCAAAAGCTGAATGGTGTAAACTGTTCTCCATTGCCAAAGCATACTTATGCACAGTGCCACGTTGGTTTAGGTCACGGCGGTATCGCTATTAACGAAAGGCATTATTCAAACCATGAAAAACTCATAGAATCCTATGAACGTGATTTGAAAGCTGGTTTTCACCCGGCGAATACCACATACAGTGCAATTCTGACACATGAGGTCGGACACGCTATTGACGATTACCTAACCAATACACTTCACGCCGCTGGTATGAGTGGATGGAAGCCCAAATGGGTTTCCGCCGCTCTACGTCCAAAGGTTATGCGGGCTTGTGGGTTGAAAATTTCCGATATTGAACAAAGCGTTAGCGGCTATGCGATGCAAAATCACTTTGAATGGTTCGCTGAATGTTTTGCGGAATATATGGAAAGCCCAAACCCTAGACCCGTTGCAAAGAAATTCGGTGAAATGCTGGAAGAACTTTTGAAAGAGGTGCAAGAGTAATGCCGATGCCCGATTTTTACACAAGTCCGTATTTTGTGAATGAGCCGGATAACTGGCATTTGACGGATGATGCCCCGGAAGATGTACGCAAAGAGTTTGAAGAATATATGAATCATCCCGATTGTGTGCAGGATGATGAGGATTCCTAAAACCGCATATCGCTAACTAAGCACTTTTGAAAGTTATCTTTCAAGGGTGCTTTTTTCATGCCATTTTAAGGGGGGGGGGTGAGATCATGGCGTGTCCGTTTGTCGGCAAGTAGAAAGGCGGTGATCCAAACCTATCTCCCAACTGTGGGTTAAACAGTGAATCGTCTTTTTCGTATTGCAGACGGTAAAGAACAAGATCAAATTCGTGGTTCGTTACCCACGGTAAACAACGGAAAGGCTGGTATGAACAATGAAACGTGAGGACTTGATTAGTTGGGGTCTGACCGATGAACAGGTTAAAAAGGTTATGGCAGGGCTGGACGGTGACTTTGTGACTAAGACCCGTTTTAACGAGGTCAACGAGGAAAACAAGACGCTGAAGCAGTCCGTTTCTGACCGTGACAAGCAGTTGAACGATCTGAAGAAGTCCAGCGGCGACAATGCCGAACTGAAAGCACAGATCGAGGAACTTCAGAAGAAGAACACCGAACAGGCTAAAGCCCATGCCGCTGAAATGGCACAGTTGAAGCTGGACAACGCGGTTGATACCGCGCTTACGGCGGCGGGTGCTAAGAACAGCAAGGCAGTTAAAGCCCTGCTTGATATGTCTAAGGTCAAGCTGGGCGAGGATGGCAAGCTGTCGGGCTGGGATGAACAGATTTCCGCTGTTCAGAAGTCGGATTCTTACCTGTTCAACGCCAAACAGCCCGCAAACAAGGGTATCAAGGGTTTCAATCCCGGCAAGTCGGATGATGTGAAGCCCGGTACTAAGGTGGATATGTCTAAGATGAGCCTTGAAGAGCTGACCGCTTACATTGAAGCTAACCCGGATGCGGCAACCTAACAACAGAGTTCAAAAATTCAAAGAAAGGATTGAACACAAATGAGCAAATTCGATGCAAAGAGTTTCAACGAGCGGGCTTTTGGTGTTTACATGAACGCCATTCCCAACGTGAAGCTGAACAAACTTCGTGAGAGCCGCGCGATTGTCGCAGATCAGCGACTTCGTGAAACTTTCGTCAACAACGGACAGACTGGCACTGTGTACGCCGTCCTGCCCTACTTCGGTCTGATCGGCGGCGACGCACAGAACTATGATGGTGTGTCTAACCTCACCCCCGAAAAGACTGATACCTTTGAGCAGGGTGTTTTCACCTATGGCCGTATGATGGGCTGGACTGAAGCCGATTTCTCCTATGATGTGACTGGCGGCGTGGACTTCATGGCGAACGTCCGAAACCAGATCAGCCGCTATTGGAATGATCGGGATCAGGACACTATCCTTGCTATCCTCAAAGGCATTTTCTCTATGTCCGCCACTGGCACGGGCAACATTAAGACCGCTAACGCCGCCTTTGTGTCCGCCCACACCTACGATATTTCCGCCCCCACCACGGATGCAAAGACTACCGATGATATGATGGTGAGTGCAACCACCCTCAACAGTGCTATTCAGCAGGCTTGCGGCGACAACAAGAGCAAGTTTAGCCTTGTGATCTGCCACTCCACCGTTGCAACTAACCTTGAGAACATGAAGTTGCTGGGCTATCTGAAGTACACCGACAGTGAGGGCGTGGAGCGTGATCTGGGCATGGGTACTTGGAATGGTCGTCTTGTTCTGATTGACGATTCCATGCCCGCCGAGGTTAAGAACGTGGGCGCAACTGGCGGTGACGTTACCCTGTACACCACTTATGTTCTGGGCGAGGGCGCAATCGGCTTTGAATCCGTTGGCGCAAAAGTCCCCTATGAGATGGTGCGCGATGCAAAGACCCGTGGCGGCGAGGATACGCTGATTTCCCGTAAGCGTAACGCCGTTTCTGTCGCTGGTATCTCTTACCTCAAGGCGGTGCAGACTACGAACAGCCCCACCAACGCGGAACTGGAAAACGGCAAGAACTGGTCTCTGGTGAGCAACGGCACTGATACCATCAATCACAAGGCCGTTCCCATCGCTCGTATCATTTCCCGTGGCTAAGTAAGGCGGTGTTTCCAGTGCTGGATATGGTAAAAGCGCGGTTGCAGTCTTTTGGGTATGAAATTAAAGATGGGGATGAAACCATTTTGAACTTTTGTATTCAAAAAGTGGAAAGTTCCATCAAGAACGATTGCAACGTGTCCTCTATCCCGGACGGGCTGGTTTGCATCGCGGTTGATATGGCAGTAGGCGAGTTTTTAACGGCAAAGAAAACTTTTTCGCCGGATAGCATTGCAGGGCTTGATTTAGATTATGCTGTGAAGCAGATACAGACGGGTGATACCAATACTGTATTTGCCACGGGAGAGGGGTCACAAACCGCTGAACAGCGGCTAACGGCCTTTATTAGTTATCTTCTGACTTATGGGAAAGGCGAGTTTGCTTGTTATAGGCGGATTCGATGGTAAGCGCACTTGAAGCCGCCCGAAAAGCGGCACGAAAGGCAATCGAAAAAACTTACTATACCGGGCTTTGTTCCGTTGTGGAACGCCGGGATGTAAGGGACGAGCAAACCAAAATCACCCATAAATCAGAAGTAACCGTAATCGAAAATCAGCCCTGTAAGCTGTCCTTTGAAAAGCTGGATGCCATAGCACAAACCGAAACGGCGGCAAGTCTTACGCAAGGTACAAAGCTATTTCTCCCCCCGAATGTGGAAATCAAGGCAGGATCAAAGATCATTGTGGAGCAAGACGGAGTAAAAAACGCCTATTCCGCAAGCGGCGTTCCTGCTGTATATCCCACCCATCAAGAAATCATTCTCACACTGTTTGAGCGGTGGGCTTGATGGCACGAATGGGAAAGGTTTCAGCCGGGGATTTGAAAAAACTTCAACAGGAATTGAACAAGATTGAACAAAAAGATGTTGAATCGTTCATTTCTGCCTGTGCGAAAGAATTAGCCGCCCGACTACTTGCCAAAGTTATCAAGCGAACACCCGTAGGCGACTACTCTAAAAAAATAACGGTGGTTGCTAAAAAGGATTCCAAACACCACAAGGCGGGTGACACCTACACCAAACGTGTAAACCCCTCTGGAAAGATGGGCGGCACGTTGCGCCGGGGCTGGACTTCAGCAACGCATGAAGAAGCGGCAAGCGGTAAAGGCCGGGGCGATGCCAAAGCCTACGCTGATTCGTTGCAGATCAATCATAAAGGAAACCTCTTGACGATTGATATTGTGAATCCCGTTGAGTATGCTTCCTATGTGGAGTATGGACACCGAACAGCTAATCATACAGGTTGGGTGCAAGGTCAATTCATGCTCACCATATCCGAACAGGAAATACAGACGATAGCCCCGCAAGTCCTTGAAGCAAAGATTAAGCAGTTTTTAGGGGAGTGCATCAAATGATAAATTCAATTATTGAAGCTATCAGCATTGCCTTAAATGCTGAATTTGGCGATGATTACACGACTTACACGGAAGAACAGGAACAAGGCTTGAAAGAGCCTTGTTTTTTTATTTCCACCCTAGAGCCTACGCACAACCTTTTCCGGGATCGCAGATATTTTAGGCGGCAACAGTTCTGCATCCAGTTCTTTCCCGCTAATCGGGATTGGGCAAAAGCAGAGTGCAACGATACAGCCGAACGGCTGTGTAGCTGTTTGGAAACTATCACGGTTGACGGGGATTTGATGCGAGCTGACAAGATGGAACACAAAATCGTTGATAACGTGTTGAATTTTTTCGCAAATTATGATTGCTTCATGGTTAAGAAATACGACTGTGAGCCGATGGAAACATTGGAGATCAAAGGAGATGTGAACGATGGCGGTTAAAAACACGACTGCTAAAGCGGCTGAACAGCCGCCCGCATTTACCAAAGAACAGCTTGTGAAAGCGGATCGCTGGTTCAATCGGCGTGATCTGCTTAACGCGCTGTTGGAGGATGATAAGACTTACACCATTGAACAGGTGGATGATCTTATCAAAGAATACTATAAGAAACCTATCTAAAGAAAGGAAAGGTGAGTAAAATGGCACTTGGCGGCGGTACTTTCGTAACGCAGAACAAGATTCTGCCCGGTGCTTACATCAACTTCGTATCGCTTGCATCTGCATCCGCTACGCTGTCTGATCGTGGCACTGTTACCATGCCCCTTATGCTGGACTGGGGCAATGAAAGCGGCGTTTTTGAAGTCACTAACGGTGATTTCCAGAAGTCCACTATGAAGCTGTTCGGCTACGCTTACACCGATGATAAGATGAAAGGCTTGCGTGATCTTTTCAAGAAAGCAAAGACCCTGTACGCCTATCGTCTGAACGGCGGCGGCAAGAAAGCAAGCAACACCTTTGCTACGGCAAAGTACAGCGGTACGCGCGGCAATGATCTGAAGATCGTGATCCAGAAGAACGCGGATAACGATTCTTTATTTGACGTGTCCACCTATATGGGACTGTCTAAGGTGGATGCGCAGACCGTGGACAAGGTAAGCGCACTGACTGACAACGACTATGTTTCTTTCAAAAAGGATGCTACGCTTGCCGTTACCGCTTCTACTCCGCTCACTGGCGGCGAGAATGGCGCGGGTACGAGTGACGCATACCAGACCTATCTTGATAAGATTGAGCCGTATGCGTTCAACTCTATGGGCGTTGTCACTACTGACAAGGCAACTAAGGGGCTGTTTGCATCGTTCAACAAGCGTATGCGCGATGAGGTCGGTAAGAAGTTCCAGCTTGTCCTGTATCAGTACAAGGAAGCGGACTACATGGGTACGATCAGCGTCAAAAACAAGGTGCTGGACGATGGCGCAGATGAAACAAGCCTTGTTTACTGGGTCACTGGCGCGGCTGGCGGCTGTGAGGTCAACAAGTCGAACCAGAACGTGATCTATGATGGTGAGTTCACCCCCGATCTGAACTATACACAGGCAGAACTTGAAAAGGCTATCAAGGCGGGTGAGTTCACTTTCCACAACGTCAACGGCGTTCCCCGCGTCCTTGATGATATTAACACTATGGTATCTACCACTGATACTTGCGGTGATGTTTTCAAGGATAACCAGACTATCCGCGTGATCGATCAGATCGCCAATGATACCGCCGTTCTGTTTGCGACTAAGTATCTGGGCGCAGTTCCTAACGATGCGGCGGGTCGTACCTCTTTTTGGGCTGACCTTGTGAAACTTCACAACGAACTTCAGAAAATCCGTGCTATCGAGGATTTCAAGGATTCCGATATTACGGTTGCACAGGGCGACACCAAAAAGTCCGTTGTGACTTCTGGCGCAATCTCTGTTATCAACGCAATGGGCAAGCTGTATATGTCCGTTTGCGTGTCCTAAAGAAAGGGGGTTAATGCAGTATGGCACAGCCTACGAATGTTTTTATGAAGTCTAAGGACGCGATTTCCGCGCGTCTGGCGGAATGCTTTGTCACCATTGGTGATCGCCGCTATAACTTCATGCAGATCATCAACTTTGAAGCAAAGATCGACAAGACCAAATCCAAAGTTCCCCGCCTTGGCACTATTATGATCGGCCACAAATCCGTTGCACAGGAAGGCACTTACTCCGGCAAGGCGCATTACAATCAGTCCGTAATGCGTGAATGTCTGGCGGATTTCAAGCGCACGGGCGAGGACACCTATTTTGAAATTCAGGTCACGAACGATGACCCGGCAAGTGCGGCACAGCGTCAGACTGTTGTTTTCTACGACTGTCTGACCGATGGCGGCACGCTGGCTAAGTTCGATGCCGATTCTGAGTATCTGGATGAGGATATTTCCGGCACGTTCGATGATTATTCCATCCCGGAAGATTTCACCGAACTGGACGGCTTCGCCACTAACTAAGATCGTTGCCCCCGGATGTGGAAATGTATCCATTCGGGGGCTTTTCTTTGTAAAGAATGAGAGGTACAGAAAATGTCTAATTTTTCCTATTTTATGAAAGCGAACAAAAAGGTTAAGGAAAATGTTTTCCACCCTGTTACTGCTTCTCTGTGCGATGCCAACGGCAAGCCCCTTGATTGGGAGTTCCGGCATATCACCTCTAAGGAAAACGATGAAATCCG